GAAAAAAAGCAAGAAGAGCCAAAAGACGATAGCGGATGGGATGCTGAAACAAACTCATTCACAGACCAGATTCCATTTTAAGTTTATGTGGGCACGCTAACATTTGTCTCCTATTGTTTTTGTTAAACAGTGCCCACGCCTAGATTAAAAGGGTAGGCGATAACGTTGGAGAGTTATACCAGACTGTAAATCTGGCGCTTTGGCTGAGTTAGTTCGAATCTAACCCTACCCACCATGGGGTGGCACATTTAACAAAATGTTGTTCTTGTTCTAAATGTATAACCGCCACCCCGCCAATTTTTGAAAGAAGGAATAAAATGCACGGAAGTAGAAAACCAACAGAAAAAGAAATTGAAGCCGCAAAGATGTATCGGTCGATTCGCAAAGCCAATAAGATTGGATTAAAGCTAATGGCAAGAATGACCGGTTATGATTATCATTATCTGACACACGTTGAGTCTGGGTATGACCCAATTAGTATTTCAGTAATGGAAGAATATGAGCGAGTGATAAATTATATTAAGGACGGATGCCAAAAAAATAAAAGAAAAAGAAGAAATTTGAAAAAAGTTCTTGACATTTAATTTTGTTTGTGGTATAATGGGCTTGTTCAAAAAGAAAGGAGACCAAAATGAGAAAATTGAACAAAGACGAAATTGAGGTTAAGGTAAAGCAAGTATCTGAAAAGGGTGCTGTGTTGTTGCTATATAAAACTGCCCGTGTTGATATGGCAATCTTGGATGAAACCTATGGTGCTATGAACTGGCAATCCGATTACAAGGTGGTCAAAGATAACCTTTATTGTGGAATTGGCGTATATAACCAAGACACAAAAGACTGGGTATGGAAATGGGATTGCGGTATTGAAAGCCGTGAGGACGAGGAAGGAAACCAAAAGAAAGGCGAAGCGTCTGATGCTTTCAAGCGCGCAGGCTTCAAATGGGGAATTGGTGTTGAGTTATATTCTGCTCCCTTTACATTCGCAAGCGTTGAAACCGCTGGAGAAAAGGGGAAAGATGGCAAGATTCGGTACTCTTTGAAAAACAAATTCCAAAAGTTTTTTGTTGATGAAATTACCTATAATGAAAAAACTGGCGACATCAAGGACTTGGTAATTGTTGATGACAAAGGGGTTATTGTTTATAGCAATGTTAAAGGCAAAAAGCCTACACCGCCAAAGCAAGAACAAAAGCCAACAGGAAACAATACAACATTCAATGATGAGTTGGTTAAAAAGCGTGTTGCACAATGTATGGCATCCATTGAAAAGCACGAAGGAAAATACGAGGACAACGGAGAAGAATACAGAAAAGTAACTAATTTTGCTAACAAGGTATACGAACTTGGTTATGAAAAGGAAGCAAATGAAATTATTGCTGCCTTAGAAGCCAAGACAGAAAAAGATTCTATCCCGTACTGAGGGATGGGTGTGGTTGGTGCGAATAACGGTGGAATAAGCACAAACAAAAAATAGTCTGTATCATATGGCAACCATCACCGTCAAACCATTAAAAAGGAGGTATAAAATGGGAGAAAGAAAAACACAATGCAAGACAGTATTAAACTATTTGAGAAAACATAGAAAAGGTCTAACGAGTATGAAAGCCTTTTGGTTTTGGAGAATGACAAGATTGGGTGCAAGAATTTATGAATTAAGAGAAAAGGGGTATATTATTCAAACTATGATGGAAGATAACACATTTTGTCCGGGGCAACACGCAAGATATGTGTTGATTAAGGAGCCGACAGATTGTGAACCATTGGGTGTATGAGTTGTGGCTGGCTAGATTGCAAAATAAGAAGAATATGCACAAGGTCTTTTTTTCAACTTTTTATTTGTTTAATGACCTTCATTGATGCCAGCCCCCTAGATGTGTTTAGACCATTTAATTTTTTTCCAGTCTAAACACTAGGAGAGTGGGCGGTCTCCTGTATTTCCCCCTAAGTCCCACTCTCCGACCTTTTGGGATGTAGTTCAGATGGATAGAACAACGGACTTCTAATCCGTATGTCGCAGGTTCGAATCCCGCCATCCCAGCCACCACGGTCGTGTAGTTTAACATGTGGTAGCAAAAAACGTCCGAATGCTTATAGGACCATAGACGTATGGGTGAGGCTATTGGACAAGTTGGCTCAAAGACCAACCACGACCCGCGATTTAATAACATATAGAAAGGAGTTGTTATGAAAGAAGCATTAAAGAACCATAAAGTATTTGACGAACTATACACACCAATTTACGCTGTGAGACCAATTATAAAGTATATTCCTAGGGATGTAAATACAATTTGGTGTCCTTGTGATACAGAAGATAGCAAGATTGTAAAAGTTCTAAAGGCCGCAGGTTTTGAAGTTTTTTGCAGCCATATTGAAGATGGACACGACTTTTTATTGGAAGAAACAAAGACGCCATACGATATGATTATTACGAATCCACCCTTTTCAATTAAAGACAAAATTATTAAAAGATGTTATGACTTAGGAAAGCCATTTGCTTTGCTGTTGCCACTAACCGCATTAGAGGGTCAAAAGCGTGGCGAAATGTGGGACAATGGCGGAATTGGTGTTGTTGTGCTAGACAATCGTGTTGATTATAACGGAAAGGGCTCTTGCTGGTACAATACATCTTGGTTTATACACAGCCCATTGACAGACGGAAGAATCTTTTTTGAAAAAATTAAAAAAAGTTCTTGACATTTACAAAAAAATGTGGTATAATGCGTAGTATCAAGAGGGCGATGGAGACCTGATTGATAATGAGAAAGGAAAAAAATATGACAGCAGAAAAAAACAAAAATGAATTTAATGAATTATTGGAAGACCTAAAAGGTGTCGTTCAAGACTGCATCAATGACGAATGGTTTGAGGCGTGCCAAAACTACGAATTTGAAACAGCAGAGGAATACGAGGCATATGGTGATACCTATGTAAGTTCTGGCTCTTACATAACAGATAGAAGCAATGATGCATTTAGACAAGACTTTGAAATGGACAATCAGCCAGATGAACTTATTAAAAAACTTATGGTTTATCCTGGTTTTAGAGAAACGTTGAAAGATTTGATTTCAGAGGTGGTAAAAACAAAAGAATTGGAGGTATAAAATGGCAACATCAATTTTAGATACAAGTATTGATAAATTAAGAGAAGACCAATTAAAGGCATTGAGAGAACACTTTTGCGGTGTATTGGAAGAAATCAGGAATCTCTTCATGGAAGAAAAATACCAAGAAATTGCCGACAAATATCTTAAATGGAGTCCTGCTGGAGATTGTATGGGGTGTGAAAATTACTATATAAACTTTTACTGGCATCCTGATGCTGACGAATGTGATATAGGTGATATTCTACAAATGGCTGCAAAACTTTCAAATAAAAAAATTAACTTAGATGTATAATGAAAGGAGAACAAAATGAACTTATTACAAATTAAACAAAAAATGTTAGAAAAGGCAGTGTCTGAATCATATATGGCAGACGCGTGTGGTGTTAGCAAATTATATTTACATCAAGCAGTGGAGGGAAAAATACCAATGACAAACAAATTATTGCAAAAAATTGAGCACGTATTTAAGACGAGGGAAGCAGGGAAATTGGCTTCTGAAAACGCCAAAAAGGTTAATGAAGAAAAGTTATCAGATGATGTTAAAAAACTTAGAACAAGAAAAATATGTGTTGGGGCAACCTTTAAGGAAATTGCGAAGGTTTCTGGCTATAATCAAGACTATGTTTACCAAATCTTTTCTGGAAAACACAACTCACAAAATGCTATTGATAAAATTATGGAAGCTCTTGATAAAATTGAAAACGGTGAAAAAGAAGAACAAAAGTCAGACCAACCCGTCATAACAAAGGAAATTACCGAAGATGGATGTGTTTCTGATAATGGCGAAACATTAGTAAAAGCAGAAAAGCATTTTCCTGTTGGTGCCAGTGTTCTATTCCCAATGTCAGAAATTCCTTCAAACACTCTTTTAAGTGGAATTGTTGGTATGGCCCGTGAATATATTAAAATCTTTGGCAACACAATTCAAGATATGGAATTTGAATTGGACAACAAAGAAGTTCATTTTGTGGTTGAAATTAAAGATAAGGAGGTATAACAATGAGTGCTTGGTTGATTTATATTTGGACAAGGTTAGACCCAATTCTGATTGCTACTATTATTGGAACGATTGCTTCTGGTATGGTTAGTGGTTTATGTTCCATTGCTTATTCTGTTGAAAGGTCAACATATTCCGAAGAAACGGATGACGCAAAATTTTGCAAACAAATTGTTAAAAAATGCTTTCCTGTTTTTGTTATGTGTCTTTTATTGTGGGTGTTTGTTCCAGATAAAAAGGACGCTGCTATGATTTATGTCATTCCAAAGATGGCACAATCCGAAACATTTAATACCATCAGCAAAGAAACACCAGAGATTACAAAGTTGGCTTTGGAAGCATTGAAAGAAACATTACAGGGTATGACAAAAAAGGAGTCCAAATGAAACAGATAACGATTTATGAGTTCTTGGAAAGAAATGCTGATATTATGAATGCTGAATATGTTGCGTATGACCCTATTTTTGGTTGGTTAACATTTTGGAAAGAACCTAGTTTTAGGACACCAGAGATAGGTTGGAGTGAAGGAATTTGTCTTAAAGACGATTTTAGAATTGCACCATTTGAGGGCAGATGGCAAGATTCACTAATCAAGGTTGAACATAAGGAGGAAGAATGCAATACACAGCAATAAACATACCATCACTTGAACGTATAGCAAAAGCTCTTGAAAAACAAAACAAACTTCTCGAAAAGAGCGTTGAAATATCTGAAAGGGCGTTAAAACTTCAAGAAAATTATTTTAAGGCTGAAGAAGAACTCCGTAATAACTTTCGTGAAAGGGAAGAAAAAGAATTAAGACATTTACTTCAAAGCCCTAAATACTGGCGTGACCAAGACCCTGAAACAGTTAAAAGGGTTGAGGAAGGATTTAAGAGATTATATGGATAAGGAGGAAGAATGAAAGAAGTAATAAAACAATTATTAAAGCGTAGCGATTTTGTTCAAGCTGTAGCAGAAGAAATGGGAAAAGAACTCGCAAGACAAAAGATGGAAGATACTTGGTTCCAAGATTGGAACAGCGAGTTTTTTGACACACTACGAGAAACTGTAAATAAGCAAGTGCTTGAAGCAGTAAATGAATATATGAAACAATACAATGTAAAGGGCACTATTCAAAGTACCGTGAAAGCATTTCTTGTTAAAAACATTTCTGACATATTGGATGGAAAGAATGAGTAAATCATATAAAAGGTATATCCCACCAGACAAAGGTTGGAACATTGCAGAGGCGAAACGAAACAGGTGGTGGGGTAGCCATCATAATACATATAACGGAAAGAATATGAAGGTATATTGGCTAAATGTATTCAACAGAAGATTAAGAAAGTTTTTTAACAAGATGATAAGGGAGAGAGAATGAAAGTAAGCACAATAGGAAAATTGATTTTACAATCCGAGTTTAATGCAAAGTGTGATTCTTGTGGAAAGATGTTTAATTTTACATTAAATGATGATTGCTATGTTTATGTTCCAAATGGTCGTGTAAGGGTTAAATGCCCACACTGTGGACAGGCACACGACACATCTTTAAGAATTGAAAAAGTAAAGGATGGAGAATGAAAGAAGTATGTGAAAATGATTTAAGTTATTTGGAAGCAAAAGATTTACGGTTTGGTGGCTATGCTGGACAAACTAGGGATTTAAGAAAACACGCCATCAATTTGTGGGGAGAAAAGGAGATTGCTTCTTTGCCAGACTTTGATATAGAAAACAAGTTCAAAAAGGCAGGATATGTTCCTGTTGTTGTTAACCACGATGGAAACAATGAAGAAGATATATATTTAGTAAAGAAAGAGCAGTTGGCGTTTGCTATACACCTATCAAGATAAGGAGGAATAATGATTTCATTATCAATATGTTTGTTTGAAATGATTTACTGGATGCTCACGGGCGGACATTGTTTTGGACACCTAGCAGAGCCACAAGGTGCTATGGCTTGCACTATGATTGTTCCATTAGAACTTTTTGTTGAAATTATGGTTATAGTTGGAATTAGCATTTGGAGGTCAAAATGACAATACAGTTATACAAAGGCGATTGCTTGGAAGTGATGAAACAGATACCAGATAAATCTGTGGATATGATATTGTGTGACTTGCCTTATGGAACGACAGCGTGCAAGTGGGATACGATTATACCTTTTGATATATTATGGGAACAATATAAGAGAATTGTGAAAGACAATGCGCCCATTGTATTATGTGGTAGTGAACCATTTAGTAGTAAATTGCGAATGAGTAATCTTGATTGGTATAAGTATGATTGGGTTTGGAATAAAAACAAATGTGGAAGTCCAGGATTAGCAAAATATAGACCACTTAAAACGCACGAAACAATTTCTGTTTTTTGTAAAGGAGTTGAAAAGTATAATCCTCAAATGGAAGTAGGAAAACCATATTTTAGAAAAAGAAGCGGCAAAAGTAGAGAAAATAATATGGGGTATGGATTTGCAAACTCTACAAAGGATATTGTAAATACTGGAACAAGATACCCAAAAAGTATCATAAACATATCAAGGGATTTTTCTGCACAACAACAGATACACCCAACACAAAAACCTGTTGCCCTTATGGAATACCTTATTAAAACCTACACAAATGAAGGAGATTTGGTACTTGATAACTGTATGGGGTCTGGAACAACTGGTGTTGCCTGCAAAAGATTAAACAGAAACTTTATCGGGATAGAACTGGATGATAAATACTTTGAAATTGCAAAGAACAGAATTGAGGGAGAATTAGTATGACAAATACACTAACTGAACAATGGAAAGATGGAAAATTACCAGACAGATGTTATTATGTAGCCCATAGAACACACAAGTTTTCAGAAGATGATGAGGTTCAAATTGTTGGAACTGAATATCTTGACACATTAAAACATTTTAACGGAACAGATAGAGCAGAAATCCTAGCACCTGTTCCTAGTTATGAGGAGTGGCAATCCTATGACAAATGTGCTGATATGCTTATAGATGTAAATAAAAAGTGGCACAAGACAATAGTAGAGAATAAAAAATTAAAAAATCAACTTGCTATAGCCACAAAGGCGTTGAAGAAGATGGCAAAAGACAATTTTCAATGTGCAGAGCAAGCATTAGAAGAAATTGAATTGAGGGAGGTAAAATGAGTAATTTTATATGTTCAGAATGCGGAATGACTAACATAGATTGTGGTTATGCTGGGTATAAAACACCAAAAGAAATTGAACTGGAAAAGAAAGTCCATATTCTAAATGAAGCAAATATGAAACTTGAAAATGAGTTGGGGCACTTGCAGGAACAATTACACGAGGCGAATGAGGTTATAAGATTTTATAGAGACCCGTTACTTTTTGAAGATAAATACAACTCGCCATTTAATGCAATAAAGTATCTTGAGAAGTGGGACATAAGATGATTTGCAATCTCTTTATTTTTTCTGTAAAATATATGAGTTAGAAATAGCAAGCAATTCCCACCAATCCTCCTTTCGTAAGGTGAGTTTGTGCATCTAAACCCTAAATGCTTGTCGTAAATTGGTGGGTTCTTTGAACATAAAGTTGTTTCATTGGAAGCGATAATTTAGGGGACACAGACAATAGAGAGGTTGCGTTGGCAATCTCTCTATTTTTTTAACCGTTCTTTTCCCTGTTTTTTATCTGCTCTTTTTCTTCTTCTGTAATTCCAAAGATATAATCAAGTTCTTCCTCTGTTGGACCTTCATCAACAGGAACGGGCTTTTCAATGTCTTCACCACCGCCCGGCTCCCACATAGGAACGCCCTGTTCTTTCTGTTTTAGATACTCTTCCTTGCTCATCAAAGGAATATCAGAATAGTCCCCATGCTTTTTAATGTCTTTATCAAACACTAACTTAAAAGTCCTGCGATTGTCAAGAACATTTAGCCCAACAATATCTTGTGGTCGTTTAATCTTTTTAATCTGCTGCGCAAATGCAAGTATTACCGCCCATTGTTCCGGCGTTGCCCACACATGATGACGACCGAATCCCCGTTCATATTGTGCCTTTGCATACGCTTTAATATATTCTTTCTGCCTAAAATAATACTTGCTCACGTCTCTTTTTTCTGACATAATTGCTCCTTTCAAAAACTCTTTATTTATTTCTGATTAGTTTCTGTTGCTCGGAAAAGGCGCAAGAAGGAATCCACTCATAAGCATCCTTTAGGTTGTCAATGTCCATGACAATTTCTTGCTCCTGCTCCGTATTTAACTTGGAAAGGTGCAAGCAATCCCATTTATCATAAAATGATTTTGCCGGGCCATTTGGTAGTATTTCTTGACACTGGCCACACTCAACAAAGTCTGTGTTTGTGTCGTTAAACTTTGCGCAAGATGTGGCAAAGTATCGCTCGTTGTTTACCTCAAAAATAATTTTGTTTGTTATCTTAAAAGTATAATTAAACATTTTATGCTCCTTCCTTTATGCTTTTAGCCATTGCAAACTTTACAAGTTCTTCATCCGGCAGTTGTTCATGCTGCGGCTGTGCCTTGTTTATTGCTCTCAAGCACTCAAGTAAACCATAACTATGCTGCTCCTCGCCTTCATAGTATTTTCGGTCAACAATTTTCCAGTTCTTTCCTATAACATAAACTCCGTTGTCATAGTTGTCGCAGTCAAGTTGATTTAGTGGCCCAACACCAACACTAAGTCCGCCATCAAAAAAGTTGGCAATTACTTGTGCAAGACGTGCCAAGCAATAAGATTCGTCCTCATCTGGACCTCTATATTTTTTTAGCTTGCAGTAGGCCAAGAACCCTTCAACAGAGTCCCGCCCGCCGTTCCAGTGCAGATAGATTCCTGTTTTATCTGCTCTATTTTGTAATGGTGTATCGTTTAAGTTATTATTCGTTGTAATTACTGCTCTATTTCCCATGTTATATTCCTTTCATTAAAAGTTGTTTAAGTACAGTTCAATTTTATCTGCAAGAGATAGCTTGCAACCCTTCAGGAAGGAGCAAAATCTAGTGAGGTCAATAAATCCATGAGCATCATAAAACTCTCTTGCTTTCTCTATTTTTTTATTTAATTCAATGTTCTTTCCTTTCCCTGTTTTTAAGTCTCTTTTTATATAAAAATCAACAGGCTTTTCGTTGCCATAATAAAGAGTCCAGCTTTCAATCTTGTGCATACTATTCCCCCTGTAGTTCGCTGTTTATTTCATAAAAAAGCTCATCAGCATCGTCATACGTTCCACGCCCTATATAGTTGTTAGGATTGTCAGCCATCAGACAAACGTCCTCTAATTGTTCTTTTAAATCAAGAAGAGTGTGATATTGTTCTTGTGTGTAGTTTTTATTGTGGGACAAAAGCCAATCAACCTTGTCCATAACACTCTTTTTTTCTAGTTCCTTAACCATTTGCAAGTCCTTTCAGTTGTTGTTCTGTAAAATGTTCAATAACACCATTGTTCAAGTAGTCATCGTCGTACACGTCATAACGTGTCCCGTCGCTTATTGCGGCGGCTCCGTTGTCGTTTATAATTGTGCCTGTAATACATCCATAGTCATAGTCGAATAATGTACCATCACAATTATACCCGCCCAACATTTTTGCGGCTCCCAAAAAGCCCAAACCCTTTATTTTTTCGCGGACCTCTTTTATGTCCCTAAGTGCTTGTGCATGTTTGTTCATTGTTTGGCTCCTTTATTTAAATATATTTGCAGTGTGTTGTTAAAATTAAAATCGGCTATCTCGCTTTTTTTAAGCCATTTCCTTTTCCAACCATCCTTCCTTAAAAACGTGTTTAATTCTGTCATGTTTTTAAACTCTCTGTTGGTGTTAAAGGTCGGGTCATTTACAATAATACTATTCATTGTTCACTCCTTTCTCTTTTAAATAATTTCGCTCCAGGCAGCCAATGACACCGCTTATTCTTGCCATGGCAAAATCGATTTTGTATCGCTCAGGCCTTTGCTTAGAGTCCAAAACATTAAAGGCCTGTAATAAGTCCATCACAAAAGTTTCAAGTACTTTTTTCTCTATTTTTATAGCGTTTTTCATGTTCCACCCCTTTCATTGCATCACAACAAAGCAGTCTTTTGTTTCACTGTTTTGCATTTCCCAAACCTCCGAAAGTTCTCTTGTTTCATCGTCAATGATAACTTTTGTGTCCGGGTCAAAAAATTGAAGGATTTTAATAAGTTCTTTTACTGTCATAGTTCACTCCTTTATTTATAAATTGTTCTCTTGTTTACATAGTAGCCATCAAGCTCAAGCAGTTCAACGGCGTCGCTTTCAGTTTTTACTCCGTCTGCGTGGTCCTTGTAGAAAATACGAACAGAATCATCCGTGATTCTATCGTCAATAATCATCTGCTGCACATAGTGTGCAAGTGCAGTGTCCTTGACAAGTTCAATATCGTCAGGCATATTAGATAAGTTGTCTATGTATGCAATAACGTAAACTTTTATGTCTTTCATAGTTCGCTCCTTTCTTTAATAATTGTCGTCTGTTATATTTGTTTCGCCATCCTGTATCAGTTGTATAATATACAGGTAGCGACCTGCCTCGCTGCTAGCGGGGTCGCAACCACAAGCACAGTCCATAAAAAAGTCCAGTGCGTCCCTTTTTGTTTTGTATACAGTTGTCTGTCCATAGCAAGTGATTGTAATTTCTTTATTTTTCATTGTTTTTACTCCTTTCAAAAACTCTCTATTTTATTGCACAACAATTTCATCCACGGCCCAACCATCAGTACGCAACAGCTCAATCGCGTCTTGCTCTGTCTGTACGCCGTCGGGATGTTTTTCCTTAAAGATTTCATAGCTTTCTTTTGCGATTCTTTCCTCGCGGTCCAACCACTCAACAAACTTGACAAGGTGGCCAAATTGTACGATTTCAATATATTTCCACATGTCTTGCGTTGTTTCGCACTCGTCCCAATATATAATTTTGTAAGCGTTCATAGTTTTTACTCCTTTCCTAAATAATACAGTTCTCTTTAAACTCGCGCATCAAACCAAACTTGCGCCCAATTCTTTCGAACCTTTCGGCCCACTCAATAAAATAAGCGGTGTCCCGGTCCCCTTCACTCGCCACGCGTTGCCACTCAATAGCAAGCGCGCGGGCCTTCTGTTTCTTTTCGTTGTATTTCTTTTTCATTGTTTCCCTTCCTTTCATTTTACTAGCCCTTGTACTTGCAAGCGGTCACGCAGTTCAAAAATCCATTGCGGAAAGTCTTTGTTTCTGTTTCCATCATAGCACCACGCATAATAAACACCGCCATCCTGTGTGTCAATTTCGTATTTATCATTGACAATTATTGTGCGTCCATCTTTTGCAAACTCTATATTTTTTACTTGTCTCATTGTTTTCCATCCTTTCAAAAACTCTTTATTTTTTTACACAAAATCCAAGGCGTCAAAGCCGGCTTTATTCAGGCCACAATACGCTTTAATGTGCTTGCCCGTTGTCTGAGACCACCCGTTCCAAACGCGGCGGATTGTTCCCGCTTTATCTTTGCGCAGGATTTCGGTGTTGTATGATATAAGATGTTCAGTTCCATCATCGTCAATAACAACAACTGGCGCACCGCAGTGAAATTGTTGCCCTTTATCGTTCAAGATTCCATAAGTTTTCATTTTTTTCCTTCTTTCGTTTTTCCGGCAAACTCTCAGGCGTTGCCATTGCCTTTGGCGGATTGTCCACCATCAAAGGCGCCAAGCTCTCAGCACCTTAGAAGGTGGGGCGGGGGATGGAAGGCCCGCCCGCAGTTCTCAGCCGTTTAAAGCGGCGCACAGCAGCGATTCCACCCGGTCCAGTACAGGACCACCCTCGCCACGTTCTCGCGCGTTCTCGCACAGTTTCAGCGCGTCCGCAACAAAGTTCAAGCTTGCCACGACTCTATTGTACGCTTGATTCCTTTCGGCCTCTGTTGTGTTTAAAAGTTCATGCTCATCAGTTGCAGCAATAAGATTTTTATAAACTTTTTCCATCTTGTTTCATCCTTTCAAAAACTCTTTATTTTTTTACAACAAAACACCGGTTGCCTGTTCCCAAGATTCAGAGGCGTCCGGGGACAGTTCGCCATTATAGGCGGCCTCAATTTCACGCAGCGCAGCGGCAAACAGGTTGCCCAGGGCCGTTGTTCCTTCCTGGTCGCGTCCGTTGTGGTCCATGGAACCACGCACGCCGCCGCCAAGGTATGACCTATAAGCGCCAAACTTGTTGCAAGATAAATCCAAGCACTCGCCCGGCACATAAAGGGACCAGGCACGCGAATCATCAAAGCAAACAGCATCAGGCGTGATTCTTGTGTTTATATTGTGGGCGGCGTTGTACTTATTCACAGCGTCGGCAAGTTCGGATTGTTTTTGTTCAATTAAAAAGTCAAGCATGTTTTTTCCTTTCTCTTTTTCTTTATTTTGTTTTTAATAGTTAGCACGCACGAAGGCAAGCACGCGGGCCGCCTGTTCGGATTGCTGATATTTTCCCAAGGCAAGCAGCGAATCCACAGCTGCCACCAAGGCCGCCACGGCCTCGCGCTTGTCCCCTTGTTTTTGTTCCATAATTTTGTGACTCAAAATCTCGATTCTTTCCTTTGTCATTTTTTCCATCCCTTCTTTTTTTTGTTTCAAAAACTCTTTATTTTTTTATGCTCCGTACCGGTCCGCGTCCGTAAACTCAGGAACGCCAACTTTTCGCGCGCAGTCGTTCAGAACCGACTCAAAGGTCCAACGTTCCCAAGTTCTGTTATAATAACAGCGCTTGCCGTGGTCAACCTCGCGGCCATCCTTAAAAACTGTGCACAAATGACGGAACCCGTACCGCGTCCCTTGTTCCTCGCATACAAAATCAAAACCGCCCTTTTTAAATATTTCTTTCATTTTTTTTCCATCCTTTTTAATGTTTCGGCAAGATTTCCCCGCTTGCCTTTCGGGTTCGGTGGATTTTCCACCAATCAAAGCCGCAACGCATCCCGGCCTTGATGGGTGCGCGGGCTTAGTACCCGCGGCCAATCCATGCGGCGCACTGGTCATCACTGTGTATTTTTCGGCAACTCTCGAAGGCCTGTGCATCCATGGACCGCATCCAAGCACCACAACGCGCAACACCTAAACAGGCCAACGCAACCAATCCAACAAAAAAAATCTTTTTCATTTTTTCCCCCTTTTACACAAAATTAAAATTGACCGCTTGCGATTCCACCAGGATTGACTCTTGATTTAGCGCCTTTTTTAAATCCTCCGCAAGTTTTTTATCTTTAGCGGGTACAGAGTCCAGGATTTCAACCCTTAGCGTATTTTCTTTTACAATTTCGCCGCTTTCGTGCGTATATATTCCAACCGATTCGCTGATGGTCGCACCGGGATAACCAACCGCCAACACATACCGCGCAACCAAGTCCGCAGCAACTAGAGTCGGTACTTTTTGCGCCTTTGTCTCTTTGTCATTTAGTCCAATATAAAATATTGTTTTTTTCATTTTTTCCATCCTTTCTTTTGTTTTTGATTCGGCCTCTTGCCTCCTCTTTTCATGTCTTTAATATAGCACTATATCAAACAAAATGCAAGAAAAAAATCACTATCCAACAAAAAAAATCCCTCCGGAGCAACTTTTTTTGTTTTTATTTACCAATTTTTAATAAATTACAACCATTTATTGCAATTTTTAACACATTGACTCAACCTGTAAGTGTATTTTAATTGTTCGGATTGTGTTAGGGTATATTCAAAAAGTAAAGCACGACGACTCGATTCGCAACCTCGAGTCGATTCGTTTTTTGCGATTCGCTTATTTGGTGTAGTGGTATCATATTACCACATGAGTCGATTCGGTTGCATCAGTTCGGCCGGGTTCGTGTAATGGTTGCGACTCGATTCGTTGTCAAGTTTTCCCACAATTAGACAGCGCATGCTTTCCAAGTATCCAACCGCGCGCACCTTTCCCCGATTCGTTTTATGTCTAGTTTTTTCTTTTATTGTCAAGTTGCCAAGGCGGGCGCGCTTTTCCTTTTTGCAATACAGCAGGCCCCCGAACATATACAAAAACGGGAAAAAAGCATGCTTATTGCATAGGTTTTAATACCTTTACCACTATCATACAAATTCCATTATAAGATAGCACACTATACTATATATGGTATAAGCATTATGGAGAGAGCACAAGATATAGTGTTTTACACTAGGTACAGTATTCCCTTACAAAGAAGGGATACGAGGAGACGAGAAGTTAGCAAAGAGTGGTTTCTCTTGGTGCTGGATAGAGGGTCGCCCGGTACTATCCTATATCTTCAATATCCTTGGTTATGTCCTGTATTGGTTTTAGCATTCTAGGACTAAGTGAACCATACCACTGTTTTATACCTTTGACAGACTCTTTGGTTCACATCACCAAGCGGCGGTTGCTCTGTTGAGCGTCATTGTGGGGGTCGTCTCTTCCTTGTCCACAATGCTGGGGATTTAACCCAGTCCTGACGTCTGATGATTCGCTGGTTCTGTGGTAGGCAGTTGGTGGCCAACTCTTCTTCCTATGCTCTCATGGGCTTTTGGCCCCATAGTCATCTCGTCAGACCTACCTTGTATTTGGAACCTCTAACGATGTACTCATCCTACATCATTTGCCTTCCTTTGTCAAATGCAATAACCACCCCCGTCAACCTATGGAAAAGGGTGTCAAGAGGGGGTGTTTTTTTATAAACTTAACCAAAGGAGTTAAACCCTATCTATTGTTTTACCATCATCATTCATCACAAAGATAGGACCAGTTGTGATGTATGTTTTTTCATCTATTTGAACAACGGATATTTCTTCGTTGCATGCACTAGCGGGTGCATCCAGCGTCCCTGGGTTTTCAGATAACAGATTTATCTTCTCTGCCTCTTGGCTGTCAGACAATACCGGAACAATTAGCTCATAAGGCGTGTTTGGAACTGTGTCGCAAATCACTTCCTCAATACAAGGATAAGACCTTACTTCAGATTCCTGCTCTTTTCTTATGTCGTGCATCTGTTTCCAAACATCACAAAGATAGTGCTGCTTGTTAAAATTATGAGTTTCTACTGGTTCTTGTATTACATCCAAATATGCACACAAAATAGGATATAAGTCAGAGTTTAACATCTCTTTCTTTTTATTTAATGTAACATTATTTGATTGAAGTAATAAGTATTTTTGGCTGTCGCCACAAAAGATTTTAATAAACATTTTTCTTTCCTTTCTATTTGTATGTTTGTCTGTTTATCTTGATAAGGTCGCCCCTATCATCTTTATTCTATCACAAGACATTTTGCCTGTCAAGTTAATGGTGCCGAATGAAAGAATTGAACTTCCAACTGATGATTACAAATCAACTGTTATACCATTTAACTAATTCGGCTTGGCACCTTATAGATGCCCCTGTATCCCGTAGAATACAAGAATTGGCTGGGTAGACAGGATTCGAACCTGTGACATTCAGATTAACAGTCTGACGCTTCTACCAACTGAGCTACTACCCAATGTCTATGGGGGAACTGGCTTTTCAGTTAATTGTTACTCATGACATAACAACTGCGTACGACCCCCACAGCTCGTTAGTGGTATTATACTACCACAAATACTTTAGTGCAATCGCAATACCCCAACCAACTAGAATTCCATGGATAACGGTACCAATAACTGCACCACATAATTCTGCTAAAGTGTCCAACAGCTTATTTTGCTTTTTTGCCATCTTTCTTTCCTTTCTTGCTTGTTTTAATCTTAATCTTCTTGGATGCCGCCTTTTTCTGCTCTTCTGTCAATAAGTCCGATAATGCAGCACATAATGTCGCCATCGCTTGTAAATGCTCTTGTAAAGCAGAATTTTCAAGTTCTAATGAGCTAACCTTTTTGTTTAACTCCTCTCTTTGATGGAAACTTTCTGAGTATGCCATCTCAAGGTTAGTAATCCGTTGTTTGCACTTCTTATGTATATCAAACATTATTCTTCTCCTTTTTCTTTCTGTTTGTCAACTTTTTTGCGTTTCTGTCTAAATTGTGTAATGCAAAGGTTAATCTTTCTATGCACTCACTAATTGAGTTTGATAGGTCCTTGTTCCTGTTTGTGGCCGGTAAGACACAAGATAGTTCTTGTATGACCCATCTGAGCTCATTCAGGTGGCGTTCTAATGATACTTTGGACAATTCCATTCGTCTCCTTCTCCTTTCGTTATGGCAAGCACTTGGCTTGCGTTTAATACCATATCACCCAATCTTACAAACTTTGTTCCTTCTTCAAGAATTTTGCATAATTGGTCAAACCCTTGGTCTCTGGTGTCCTCGTCAGCATAACTGCTTGTCAGGGTCGTCCCATCAAAATGCCAAACTATCGTGTATTTAGTTTCTGCCATTGATGATTTCCTCCATCTCTTTTAATTTAGGGTCTTTAATGTCAACAATCAACATCCCTAACCTTGATAAAGCAGCCTTTACACAGTATGGTGTTGAACGGTCATCTGGAACGTGTTGCAGTGCATCAAAACAACATTCTAGCATACCCAACAGCTTTCCACATAAATACCCATCCATGTCTTCAATGAATTGTGGCGGACAACGCTCTGCTAAGTTGTGCAGTATCATATCACATCCAATAGATGGGTTTGATTCCATTGCCTTTGACCTAAAGTACTCAGCCAACTCATAATACCTTAAATCCCTGTCTTTTTGTTCCTTTGTCCTCATAAATGCTCCTTAGTCCCTAAATACTTGTACTATTGCAATAATGATTATGATTGAAATTACAAACAAAGCATCAATCCACAGAGGCGACAACACCCACCACCAACTCCAATCAATGTATTTTGTTAGCTTCAATCCAACAAACAATACCGTTAATAATGATACCAAACCCACTCCACCATTTCCTTTCATGCTTTTCTCCTTAGTTCTTTTTAACATCTTCTAACATTTCACGCTGGTCATCATCATCCCATTCTTTCAGCTTATTCTCAAGATTAGTAATAAGCTCTTCCTTTGTGAACTTGTCTGCCTCATAATTATCAACAAAAGATTTAATGAGACGTTTTGTTTCTTCCTTTACCTTTTCAAAGAAGTCATCAAAATTGGTATCTTCAAGGTCACGCAACCAAGGATAGTTTGTTTCTGCTAGAAACCAGTCACAACCAGAGCAGGAACCATACCAACCCCAAAGCCAAAACTCTTCATCGCCCTTTTTAACTTTAGCTAGCCAGTCTCCTTGGTATGAACCATATTCATTGTAAAACAAAACCTCATCATAAATTCTATGAAGAATGTCCTCATAGGAGTGTAATTCCTCTTTGTCAATAAGTTCTTGTTGTTCTTTTGTGAACATTGTCTTCTCCTTTCTCTTCGTTTCCAACAAACACCGTTCTTATTTCATAAAGATTTTTGGGCGTTGTTAAGTTTTCATTCCAAGTAACCAAAGATTTCGCCTTTTGGTAGCTGTCAAACCTTTTGACAAACTGCCCGTTAAAATAAAAATCATAACATAACTTCGTCACGCCTCTCCTTTCTCTGTAATTTGCATTATACCACAATTCTATCTAAATGTCAAGTGTTTTTTTACAATATCTTTCATAAAACGGATAGCCGTCCCTTATGTTTGCAATCCACTTTTCACCGTCTATCAACACATATCTTGGAAAGTACTTTCCCCTGAATACAAGTTCTGTGGGAATGTAATCTATGTCCAAGAACAATTTTGGTATTTCATACTCATCGCTTGAAATAGAAAAATTATTTTTACCTTCCACAAGAGCCTCCTTTCTCAAGATATTTGCATTATACCACATTTTGAAATAAATGTCAATAAAAAAATCACTTGACTTTTTATTTTTTTTGTGGTATATGTAAAAATGCACAGAGGAAAAGATTAACCAATGGGGAATAGTAATATTCTCTGTGCTTCCCGAAAGGGACTATTCCCCACCCATTTGAAAGGCACAGAGAATGGACCAACCAAGCTATTATTCTATAATTCCTGCAAACGTACGATATGACAAAAGATTGTCATCAAGCGAAAAGCTGCTTTTTGCAGAAATAACATCATTGTTAAATATGAACGGGGAGTGTTACGCAGAAAATAAGTATTTTGCTGAACTTTATGGGGTATCAAAGGTTTGTGTAAGCAAATGGATTAAAAAACTAATTGATTGTGGTTACATAAAATCAGAAATTAAATACAAAGAGGGTACTAAAGAAATTGACAAGAGGTATTTAACTTTTGTTTATGACCCTATTAAAGAAAAGTTTAATACCCCTATTAAAGAAAAGTTTAAGGGGAATAATAATACTACTATCGTAGTATATAATAATAATAATCTTACAGATAGTAATATAAAAGAAGCGCTAGAAAAATGGATTGCCTATAAGAAAGAAAGAAAGCAATCGTACACAAAGACAGGGTTAGAACAGTGTATTGAAAAGCTAACAAGGATGTCAAACAATAATCCTAGCGTTGCCATGCAAATCGTAAATGAGAGTATATCAAATAACTGGAGCGGGTTGTTCCCATTAAAGCACGGAACGGCACAAACAAAATCAGAAAGAATAAACCAACAAAACTATGAGTTTATGAAGAAAGCGTGGGGGTGCTAAATGCTTACATTGAATACTTTTAACAAAAACATCTCATCTTTGCTTTACTTTGCAGAGGTGCCAGTAGATGAAATCAAAAATAATTTTCTGTATAACTTGTTGAAGAACGACTTTGAAGACAATGAGTTTGGGGAAATCTGTGTGGACATCTGCAAAACAGAAGAACTATATGGCAAATACCCAAGCCCTAAAATGTTCTACTCTCGCAAAGAGGAAAAGGGAAAGAAGATACTCATAGAGGAGGGGGCACTCTATGTTGATGATACTATGCCACAATATATGGCAGTTATTTCAGACCTTGACCAAGATACAAGGGACAGGATTTGCAACAGCGTGTGGCAGTGGCTCATTGACAATAAGCGTGGCGAGTTGGTAAGCGAGCAATTTATAATTGAACGCCTGAAACAATTTAGGCCACAACAAAGGCAAGACGATTATCCAACGCTTTCTGAAATAAAAAAGCTCATTGATGACCATAACAACACTAAACCACCATTTGACATACAGTAACATTTAGTTTATACTTTTACTCGGAAAGGTAGAAGTATATGGTTTTTGTAAGAATTGAGCCAAAGAAAAAGCAGGAAACACCAGCAGAAGTGCCAAGCGTTGAAAACCCAAACGGGTTTGACTACATTGAGCCACCTGATATTTACATCAAAAAAAAGGAAGAAGATGTAAGTGCAAGTGGTAAAGAGCGCAGGTATGACGAAAAGACTGGTGACCCGCTTCCATTTGCAACAGAAGAGTTAAACGAGGTTGTTTTCCAGAGGATTATTAAAACTATCAAATCTGGGACATCGCCATATCAGGCATGTGTTGACAAGCGTGTTCAACCGGACGAGTTCTTCAGAAAATGCAAGGAAAACAAGGCATGGGCTGATGAGCTTGCCGAAGCAAGAGAAGTATTTGCAGAAAGCAAGATTGCCCAAATGGAGTTATTAAGTGCACAGCTGAAAAGAAAAACGCTTTCTCCACTCATTTACGAAAAGATAACTAAAAACATTATTTGGATGGTGGAGCGTCTTTTCCCGGCATTGTATGGGAACAAAGCAAAGGTTGAGTTTGCCACAACGCATACCATTGAAATTGACCAAAACAAGTTAAAAGAAATGAACGATATGCTAAGGGCAAGCCAAAAGGTTATTGAGGTAGAGTATCAGGAGGCAAAATGAACCAAGACATTGTTGAGATGTTTATGGCCAACCCACAAAATGCTCACACAATCTTGGGCTCCTCATTGGAACAATTTATAACATTTTTCCATTGGTATATTTATCATCAAGATTTTATTTTTATGCCTTTCCATAGGGAAATCATACACAAGCTGGAAGACATCGCTTTTGGAAGAAACAAGAAAAGAAACTTGCTGATAAACATTATGCCTCGTGCAGGTAAATCAGCGATGATGAAATATATGTGTGCTTGGTGCTTTATGATTAACCCACAAAGCAACTGCATTTATACTTCATACTCTGATGACCTTGTTTCAAACTTTTCAAAAGATATTCGTGCCATTATTGAAAGCCCTGCTTTTAAGGCGTTTACTGGTGTTAAGTTAGACAGGTCTAAAACGGGTGCCGATTATTGGGCAACAGAACAGGGCGGTGGCTTTCGTGCTGCTCCATTGGGTGGTTCATTAACTGGATTCGGTTTCGGTGTATCTGGCCAAGAGTTCGGGGGTGTGTGTCTGATTGACGACCCACTTAAAGCCTCAAACGTAAAATCACAAGCAGAAATGCAGAACTGCATTGACTATTACCTAAACACTCTTAAATCTCGTGCTAATAACCAAGCAAAAAGCCCGATGATTTGTATTATGCAGAGATTGGCACTTGAGGACCTTGCTGGCTTTATTATGGAAAACGAGCAAGACGATTGGGACATTATCAAGTTGCCAGCGCTTAATGAGGCAACTGGTCAAGCATTGTGGCCAGAAAAGTTCTCTGCCGAAGATTTGTTAAAGTTAAAAGCACTTTCACCTTTTGTCTATTATGGCCAATATCAGCAAGAGCCAATCGTTGTTGGTGGTTCGGTTATCAAGAGCGAGTGGTTTAGATACTTTAATCCAAAAGAGCATTACGACTATCAATTTTCGTTTATTACTTCCGATACAGCGCAGAAAAAGGGAGACGCTAACGACTTTACAGTTATGTGCTTATGGGGTAAGACATTTGACGAGCATTTGCATTTGATAGATATGGTTCGTGGAAAGTTTGATGCTGCCGAGTTAAAGGAACAGATTAAATTATTTTGGGACAAAAGCAAGGTTTGGAACAAAGATTGCCCACCTTACGGATTCTACATTGAAGATAAATCTTCTGGTATTGGTGTGATTCAAGAATTGACTAAAACGGACCCGATTCCAATCGTGCCAATAACTCGTGCAAGGCATAAGAATGACGATGGAAACTGGGTGGCTATGGACAAGTTCTCAAGGTGTATGACAGCAGTGCCTTACATAGCGAATGGGTGGGTCTATTTGCCAAATGATGAAAAAAATGTTATAAGTGATTTAATACTGGCAGAAACTGCCGCCTTTAAGGCTGACCTTACACATAAGCATGACGATATGTGCGACTGCTTGTTTGATGCGATAGACGTAGCCTTTGGGGAGACAGGTATGAGTTCTATTTTTATTTGAGGAAACAAAAATGGCAACAAAAAAGACAAACAAAAAACAAAATAGCTTGGCAGACTTCGCGGGTGGTGTTAATACTTGGGGACTAGCTCCGTTTAACCCATTTACACCACAGAACTCACGCCTTGACACAGTGTTTATTAACACAAGATGGAACTTAATATCAAACTATCGCTCTGTATTGAGTGAAGCGTATGCCGAATATGGAATTGTTCAAACGTTGGTTGAACAGCCCGTTTCAGACGCATTTAGTCGTGGCTTTGATATTGATACAGACGACCTTGATACAGAACAAAAGAAAGAGTTACAGACCTATTTGGAGCGTAATCAAGTAATTCAGACGATTCAAAAGGCAATAGGATGGTCCCGTCTATTCGGGGGTGGTGGCGTTATCGTAGTGACGGACCAAAAACCAGACACGCCACTTGATATTTCTAAAATTAACCAAGACACCCCCCTTTCTTTCATTGACGCAGATATGTGGGAGTTGTATAAGGACACAACAAACATTTGGAACCCGAACTTAGACCAAAACGAAAACAGAAAGTACTCATACTATGGTATGAATTTGCATAGAAGTCGTGTTTTCCCAATTATGGGAAAGGAAGCACCGTCTTTCATCAGACCTCGCTTGCGTGGTTGGGGCATGAGTGAATTAGAGCGTGTTGTTCGTTCCATTAACTCCTATTTGAAAAACCAAGATTTGATTTTTGAACTTCTTGATGAAGCAAAAATTGATGTTTATCAATTAAATGGGTTTAATCGTGCTATGCTAACCCCACAAGGTTCTCGTGGTGCTGAAGAGCGTGTTCGTATTTCCAACACATTAAAATCATACTTAAATGCTTTGGTGTTGGATGTGACAGATAAATACGAACAAAAGCAATTGTCTTTCAATGGTTTGAGCGATATTTTGAACCAAATCAGACAAGGTGTTGCTGCCGACTTGAAAATGCCTATGACAAAACTGTTTGGTGTAAGTGCTGCTGGATTTAACTCCGGTGAAGACGACATTGAGAACTACAATGCAATGATTGAAAGCGAAATCAGAAGCAAGGTTAAATATATCGTTGTTCAAGTTTTGGAAATCATCTGCCAAAAGTTATTTGGTTATGTTCCAAAGAATATGAACATTACCTTTAAGTCTTTGCGTATTTTGTCTGCCGAACAAGAAGAGAATATGAAAGACAAGCAATTTAACCGCTTGATTATGGCTTATACAAACGGCTTAATCAGCGCTGGTGACGCTTTGGTCGGTTGCAATAGTGCTAACTTGTTGCCCGTACAAATCACTCAAGAGCAGATTTTGGAATACAGCACAAACGGATTTAACCACGTTGGGTTAGAAAAGGACAAAAAGGGAAAAGGACTTTTTGGTCGTTTCTTTGGTGGAAACAAAGAAAGTGACGAAAAAGATGGCGCAAATTACCCAAACCAACCAGACAAAGGGAATCTTCCGTCTGAGCAAGGAAAGGTAAAAGAGGGTGATGTTACAAGCAATAAGTTTGTAAGACCTGACCGCGAAAGAAAGCCGTTGCCTGAGGAAACATACCCATACAAAGGCAAGCGTAAAGCAAGATACATTGAGGTGTAATTTGATACCATCATTTGACAGGTGTTATAAAAGTTGTTATGCTATTCTTAAAGAGGTGGTAAAGTATGCTTAAAAACGAGAAACAATTACCAAAGAAGTATTACGCTCGCCACATTAAAGAAGGACTTGTCCATTATTTAGAAAATGGCAACGATGTTCTTTATTTGGTGAAAAATGAAGCGTTGCAAAAAATGAACAAGTCGTTTGAAGGTTGTCCTGTTTATGTTCGTCACGTTGATGAAGTTGATATGGAAAACTTGAGAGAGACAGCGGACGGATACGTTATTAAAAGTTTTTATAATGAGTTTGATGGTGCTTGGTGGACAGAAATGCTCATTGTGAGCGATGAAGGACACGAAGCAATCAAAAAGGGTTGGGCTGTGAGTAATTGCTACTCCCCGACCGAATATGGAGCGGCTGGAACATACCATGATATTGACTACCAAAAGGAAGTTATGAATGGTGTGTATGAACATCTTGCCATCGTTCCAAATCCTCGGTATGAGGAGGCTGTGATTATGACCCCCGAAGAATTCAAAGAGTTCAACGAAGGCAAAAAGCAGGAAATTGAAAAACTTAAGAACAGCAAGGAGAAAGAAATGTTGTCACAAGAAGAAATGGAAACCTTGGTCGCAACAGTGAAAAACTCTTTGTCCGAAACGATTGCCGTTGCAGTTAAAAACGCTGTTGACGCCAAGGCTGAAGAAGACAAAAAGAATGCCGCTGACGAAGACCATCGTGAACTGATTCGTGAAATTGCCGCTGTTTCTGCAAAAGCAGAAGGCGACTTTTCTGGTGGCTTAGAAGAAAAAGTCCGCACAATCATTGGTATGGCTGAAAAACTCGGCTATTCCAAAGACGAAGCTGGCAAAAACGCTAAAGCCAACGAATGCACAGAAGAAGAAAAGAAAGAAAATGAAGCCGAAGAAGGGGAAGACAAAAAAGAAGACCCCGAAGAAAAGGCCAACGAGTCCGACAAGCCCGAAGACGAAGCCAAAGAAAACGAGGCTGACGCTGAGGACAAGAAGGAAGACGCCTGCAAAAATGCAGACGAAGAAGAGAAAAAGCCCGAAGAGAAAAAAGAAAACTCAAAAGGATGGTTCTCATTGTTAAAAAACGCAAAAGCCAATTCGCAAGATGGTTCTGTCACTGAAACAATGGCAGCAGGTCTGGCGTTGGGAAAACAGCGTTATGGTTCTACTAAATAAGGAGAGTAAATATGGAAGCCAAATTATCTTATAAAATGAATGTGTTTGCTCCGACAGAAGAAGTAAAAGGACGGCGTGTTTTGCCAGCCAATACAGAAGGTCTTTCTGGTATTGTGGACGAAAGCCAAACTAATGCTTTGTTGCCGGGCGACCCAGTGAAAATTGTGAGCACCTCTACTGGTTTGCCTCACTTTGCGAAAGCTGCCGCTGGTGATATTATTGCCGGTTTCGTGGAATGGAACGTTATTCGTCCTTCCTACCCTGCTGGTCAAATCTGCCAAATTAGCATGGCAGACAATGTGATGTACATGGAAGCTGGTGCGGCTGTTAATGCTGGCGCATTAGTGAATGTAACAGACTTGACAAACGTGTATGTTGGTCCTGTTGCTGGCAACGGCTCTGCTGTTGGCTTGGCATTAGAGGCCGCTACTGCTGCTGGTCAGTTAATCCGTGTTAAGATTGGTGCACCTGTTGCTTATGCAGCAAATTCGTAAGGAGTAAAATATGACAGATAAAATCTTAAACAGCAAAGGCGAAATGGTGGAAGTTGCTTCCTTCTTCAAAAATGATGAAGAATTCGCTAAAACGCAACGTTTAGAAAACGCTGTGTCTCAACAAATGGGTTATCAAGTTCCGTTAACGACCTTGACAGCCATTATTCGTGGTGTTGCAGAACAGAAATTCTATCAAATTCCTGTGGCTGACTTCTTGCCTGTTCGTGTTGGTACAGAAGCTGCTTGGGCAGATGATGTGTTGATGTTCCGTTCCTTCCAAATGGGCGGTGACTTTGAAAAAGGTTACATTGAAACAGCAACAGAAGGTCGTTTGGCCTCCGTTGGTGCCACATTGGACGGAATTCGTGTTCCTGCTCGTGTATGGGCTAAAGAGATTGCATATTCTATCGCTGATGTGCAAAAAGCCGCTCGTACTGGCATTTGGGACTATGTGACTCAACAAGAAAAAGCCCGTAAGACCAACTGGGATTTGGGTATTCAAAAGACAGCTTTCTTGGGTTCCAAAGACGGAACAATGGAAGGCTTGGTCAACTTGTCCGATGTGACAGTGAACACAACCTTGTTGCCCGCTTCTTTGAGCCAAGCAACAGATGCTCAATTACAGGCTTTTGTTGGAAACGTGTTGAATGCTTATCAACAAAACAACAGCTATACAGCATATCCAAACCGTTTGTACATTCCTACAGACGATTACAATGCGTTGGCTGTGGCTACAAGCATCCAATTCCCAATTAAGAGCAAATTGGAATACTTGTTAGACGTGTTCAAAGCTACCACAATGAATGGCGACTTCAAGATTATGCCTTTGGCCTACTTGATGCCTGCTAACTCTGATGGTAAATTAACAGCTGCTCGTTATGTGTTAATGCGCTATGACGAAGATGTGGCTCGCTTTGAAATTCCTGTGGATTACACCACAACGGTTCCAAACAGCTACGATGGTTGGACAATTCGTAACGTTGGTTACGGCCAACACACTGGCGTGTTAGATGCTCGTCCACAAGAAATCTTGTACATGGACGTAACAGCGTAATAGGAGGTAATTATGCGTATTAGAAACGAAGGAAAGAGAACATTTTTCTTTAATGGTGGCAAAATTGCCCCAAAAGAAGTGGTGGATATTCGTGATGAAAAAGTCGCAAAGGCATTGTTAAAATGCTATCCAAGAGAACTTGTTTGCTTGGACGATTTGAATGCGCGCGTAATTGAAACCGAAGAAACACCAGCAGAAGAGCCAAAAGCAGAAGCTGAAGCTCCAAAGAAAACTGGTAAAAAGAAAAAAGCGTAAGAAATAGGGGGAGTTATGACAAACGTTGTTGATAAATTGAGTATTGATGATTTCAAGCAACTGTTTGCTCGTAACTTCCCTTATCTTCCTATCTATAATCCAGAAAAGGTTTATTTTGTTGGCGATGTCGTCTATTCGGAGCCAAACTTTTATACTTCTTTGATAGACAACAACACCAATGATTTGTCGGATACAGAATCTTGGCAGCCGACCAATGAAACGGTTGATGAATATGTACAGGATTCAGACATTAACAGGGCGTGGGGAGAGGCAAAAGCAGTCTTTAACCCTGCTCTAATTGGAAACTGTGAAGCTGCAGGTACGGCGTTCTTGTACTTGGTTGCTTTCTATTTAGCCTATGATTTACAACTTGCAAGTTCTGGGGCTTATGGACAAATTTCGTTCCCAGCAAGAGATGTGAGAGTAGGAAGTGTATCTGAGGGCTACTATGTTCCTCAGGTGTTTATGGAAGACCCCATTTTGGGTTTCTATGCCCGCAACGGGTTTGGACAGAAATACTTATCTTTGGTGTATATGTACACCATTGGAAACGTGGGAGTCGTACCAGGATGGTCTTTACCGTAGAAACAAACATAAAATCAGATTTTTCTGGTTTCAAGGAATTAGCAAAACAACTTGCAGAAGCACAAAAGCAAGTTGCTATTGTTGGTGTTATAAATGCTGACGCTGATGCAACAGAAAATGCTGTTTTGAACGAATTTGGTGGCGTTGGCATTTACAAAGATGGTCCCTACGCTGGTCAATCGGTACAGGTTCCACAACGTTCTTTTATACAAGCACCCATTGAACTAGGAAAAGAAGAAATAGTTGCTGCTGCCGAAAACGAAATAAAAGAGCTTGACCTTGATTCTGCAATAAAGAAAATGGCAGAAAAGGCCGTTGAGCTTCAAGAATACGCGCTTGAGAGTAATGGTGAGGGAATTCCCGGTTGGCAAAAACATAGCGGTCCAAGAACGATTGAGACAAAAGGTGGCATGGACCAACCATTATATACAAGGCATGGAACGACATTCCCTATTGACTATGAAATACAAAGGAGGGGTGCATAATGATTTCAAAGTTAAACGTAGCACCTACAACATTAAGAGCAACACTTCCAAGACCACAGCTTGGTATAAATCTTTGGTCTCAAGGAGCAAAGGCAAAAGTTGTTTCACAAGTTGTTGATGAGTGGGGAAATGTCAACGAAAGGGTATGGTTTTTTAATTTTGATGGTGTAATTCAACCACTTGACCCAGAAGAAATTAGGGTAAAACCAGAGGGACAATGGTCTTGGGACTGGTGGTGGTTTCACACAAAAGAAACAGTGCAATTAAACACAAACGACAGAGTGTATTATCGTGGGGTTGAGTACAAGATTATGAATAAAAAAGACTATGGCGATTATGGTCACATTGAATATCATTGTATAAAGGATTGGCAAGGAAATGCAGATTGAACAACACACAGTTGATATTATAAGGAAGGAAATGGGACTTGACCAACAGCACATTTGGATTCAGTCCCAAAACAGGAAAATACCGCCAAACAGCCAAGATTTATATGTAGTTGTTGGTGTTGTTGATTTTTTGCCTATTTCCTCAAAAAGCTATTATCTTTCTGAAACAGACACAGAGAGACAAATTATTTATGGAAGAGTTAATGTCCAAGTTGATATTTTTAGCCGCTCTAATGAGGCAAGAAATAGACGCGGTGAAATTCTAATGGCTCTAAACTCATTTTATTCAAAAGGCGTACAGGACAGCAATCAATTCAAGATATTTGAACTGCCTTCGTCTTTCTTAAACCTTTCTGGCCTTGCTGGTGGGTCTGACATTAACCGCTTTACAATGCGTTTTTATGCAATGATTGCGGAATCGAAAGATAAGTCCAGCGATTACTATGATACCTTCAATGGCGAGCTTCATATTGAGGCAACAGCCCCTGCTGATGTCATAGAGCTGGAAAACTTGCAAAACGACCCCGATTTGCAAACACAAGAATAATTGTTTATACTGATAACAGATAACAAGGAGTGTAAAAATGAATGAACTTTCAATAAACAATATCATTCGGGTCACGGTTCAAGGTGTGGAGCGCAGTATCGGCGTTAAAAATGTGAACGAAGTTGCTTTGTTCACAACTGAAACTCCTAACAGCTCAGACCCATACCTGATTGCCATTGACCCATCTGTTGTTACGCAAGCCTATGGAACAGGCTCTGTAACAGCACAAATGGCTAACAATATCTTTGCTCAAAGCATGAACCTAAACTCTGGTCGTGGTTATTTGGCGGTGATTCCATTGCAAAATGCAACATCTGCCTCATCTGCGTCATTTACAACGGGTTCTATCGGAGAAATTTCGGCATTTAATGCTCTTGATAATGGCGCATTAAAGCTGACTGTTGATGGCGGCGAAGCTGTTGAATATAGCGGGTTAAACTTTGCATCTTGCACATCCATTGCAGACGTTGCACAAGTTTTGTCTAACTTCATTAAATCTGTTGTGATTACAACCACAGGAAATACAATTACATTTACTTCCAAAAAGGTTGGAGCAGATTCTTCCGTTGTGTTGTCAAGTGGAACTTCTGGAACAGATATTACAACAAACTTATATTTGAACATTGCTGGTGGTTCAACAACCGATGGAGCAGATTCTTCTGGTGAAACATTAGAAGAAGCATGCGAAAGAGCAAAACAACTGGTTCGCTTTACTGGTGTGATTTCCAACTTAGCTATGGAAGACAGCAAGGTTGCCACCGCTTCTGCTTATATCAATTCTAACGATATGATTTGGGTAGCTCCTTTCTCCTCTGTTGGAGACATTGATGGTGCTATTAAGACTGTTAAAGACGCAAAGCAAACAAAAACACGTTGTTTCTTGTACACAAAGGGTGTTTTGGAAGCTCAGTTAGCTGCGGCCGCCTACGCTGGTCGTGCTTTCTCAACGAACTTTAGCGGTTCTCAAACATCTCAGACAATGCAATTAAAGTCTTTGGTTAATGTAACTCCAGATGATGGTATTACGCAAACAAATTATACAAAAGCTATTGCCGCTGGTGCTGATATGTATGTGTCCTTTGAAGGTGACGCTGGCGTTGCTTGCGGAAAGGGAAACAGCTACTTTGATGTTGTGTATGAAAACTTAGCATTAAAGTTTGCTTCTCAAGCCGCGTTGTACAATGTTTTGAAAACTGCTGGGTCTAAAATTCCACAAACAGAAACAGGTATGTCTGCCTTGCGTAATGCACAAGGTAATGTATGCTTGCAGTTTGTTCGTAATGGTGTGTTGGCTCCCGGAAAATGGAACAGCCCGCAAACATTTGGGGACCCAGATACATTCAAAAAGAACATTCAGGATAACGGATGGTACATCTATTCCACGCCTATTGCTTTGCAATCTCAAAGCGAGCGTGAACAACGTACTGCTCCACTTATCCAATGTGCCTGCAAACGGTCTGGGGCAATTCACGAAGCAGACCTTATGATTTTGGTGGAGGAATAAACTATGGCAGAAACATATAGACTGACTGGTGATGATACCTTTGTTCTGTGGGACAGAGTAATTTCAGACTTGGCAGACGGAAGCGTTGTAAATATCGTTGCAGATAATAACATTGCTCAGTCTGTTGTGGGTAAAAACGGAAACATCATCATTGCAAAAGACGAACAAGGTAAAAAATGTACTGTTGAATTGCGTGTTTTGAAAGGGTCTCCTGATGACCAATTCATTATGCAATACTACAAGACATACGAAATTGATTCGGCCTTGTTCATTGTTGGTAATGGTTCGTTCAGCAAACGCTTGGGTGATGGTTTTGGAAACGTTGTGTACGACACACGTTATTTGCGCGCTGTTCACTTCACAAAAGCCCCGTATGATGCGGTGCAAAACGTGAACGGTGAAACAGACCAGGCCGTTACTGTTTACACATTCCAAGCGATTGTTGACAGAACTTTGGGTTAATAATTATATTCATGGAGGTATAACATGGAATATAAATCAGAAACAACAGGGGCAAAGATTGTTATCAATCCTTGCTCCCTTGTTGATGCTTTTAAGCTAAAGGCGGTAGTTGAAAAAGCACTTTTGTCTATGAACAAAAATCTGGAAGACCTGTTTGAAGAAGACGTTATGGCAATTATTGTTACAGTTGATAGTTCTCAAGAGGTCTTTGACTGCGTGTTTGATTGCTTAAAGAACAGCATTTATAATGGTGTTCCAATTAAACCAGATGTTTTTGATGACTTAAAGGCAAGGGAGGACTTTTACGATGTTGTGTATCAGTGCATCAAAGTAAATCTAACCCCTTTTTTCAAAAAACTCCTTTCAGAGTTAGGAATAAATGTTCCCCTGGACAAATTGAAAGGAGCCCTGAAACAGAGATTGACGACCAGCTCGGATTCATCTGTTGTACTATCGCAAGGCAACGGTATTTCGGCGGAGACCCAGAAAGAGTAAAGAACGCTCCCGTTGATACCGTAATGATGGTGTTGCACTACATCAGCTTTGAGGCTGATTTTAAGGAAACGTATAGAGGGTTAAATGAAAGTCGGTAGTCTTTTTGCGGAAATAGGATTTAAGGTTGACCAAAGTGGTCTTGATAGCTTTTCTAACGCAATGAAGGCGTTTCAAAAGACAATTAAAGACGGCTTAAAAGACCTTAAAGAATATGCAAAGGTTGCTAAGGAAATTTCCCAAGCAATGAAAGACGCCTATGTTCCCAGCCATAGCGATGCAAGAGCAAGATATAGAGCTGAAACAAGAAGTTTGAACGCATCTGCTCGCCAAAAAAACGCAAACGCTAGACGTACGAATGCAGAAGTCAGAGCTGGCATACCAGCCATTAGGGCTTCAATTATGGAGCGTGATTCCGAATCTCGCAACATAAATGCTATTTCCAGATTATGGCAAACATCTCAGAAAGAAAGAGGTCTTATCGGAAAGAATGACAGTTCAAATCCAAATAGACCCTACATAAAACTTTTAGGAGCTATTGCTGGTGGAAATGTCGGTGGTGCGGCAGGAGCGTTGGCTGGCGCTATCGGCGGAGTTGTTGGTGCAGCAATATCAATCGGAGTTAAAGCAATAATTACAGCGATTCGTTGGCTCGGCGCAACAATAAGAGAGGGTATTCGTGTCGGATTAGCGTATAGGGACTATTATCGCTTTACTGGTCGTGACACAACAGGAATTGCTGGACTTTTGGCAGCCTCAAGAAACACAAGCACAATGACCCCAGCAGATATAATGGGAGATATACAGGGTCTTGAAAAGAGTTATTGGGACATGTGGTTCGGGCAAGGAAACCCAAGATTTTGGCAGATGATGGGTATTTTGCCAACAGGAAATGGTGAGGTTGACTTAAAGAACATTTTAAGTTCTGTTTATGGTGTAACCGGCGGATTCCAAAACAAGGGACTTGCTCGTTCATTACTTGGTCAGGCTGGTTTGAGTGAAGAATATATTACGCTCGTTGAGGACCTTGTTAAAAACAACCCTAGTGCGACATTCAAAGAATTGTTTGCGGTCACAAAAGAACAGATTGGCGCTATTGAAGAATCTAATAGGGTTATGAGGGAGTACGACCTTGCGGTTGGTCAAATAAAGGCTAATTTGCTACAGGCGTTCATTGAAACTGGTGTTTTAGACGTTGTAAGGGGTTTTACAGACGCCCTTGTTGAGCTAATGCACAGCATACACGCAATTATAGAATGGTGGAAGGGAGACTCTACAATAGCAAAGGTTTTAAGGAATGTATCGTATTATGGTAACCCTGTTTTTGGCGGACAAAGAGTTGCGAAATCCATAGAAACTGGAGTTTGGGGCGCTGGTGCAGTTGAGGAAGCAGAAAAAGCCATGAGAGCCCAAGCCAGACAAGGAAATGTTACCAACAACACAAACGTTAATACAACAAACAATGTTCAGGTGTCTTCAGCTGAAGAAGCTGCCGAATACACAACAAACAGCACATCTTCTCTTGCAGAAAAGTGGTGGGGAAGAAGTGGAAACAACAACGCATTTACTTATGCGGCTGCAACATCGGGGGTTTAGTAAATGACTGATTTATCTTGGTTAAAAAGTTTGCAAGATTATGGTTCCACTTGGGCAGATAAGGCTCAGACCTCTTTGGAAAACATTGTCCAAGACGCAATGGATTGGTGGCTTGAACCAAAAGAAGACGAAATAACAGACATTCGTCTTCATATATATGGCACAGAAACAATGGCTTTAACGGCAGACGTGACGGACAATTATGTTGAAAACAACATTGCATATCAAGACCATATTGCCCTTAAGCCAAAGGTATTTACACTTTCTGGCGAAGTTGGTGAATTGACATGGTTTAGAAACGATGAGAAAAACAGCGTAATCGGGGCTGTTGAACAAAAATTACAACCTGTGGTTGCATTTTTCCCTCCAATTTCAAAACAGGCCAGTGCAATACAAGACAAAGCGTTAAAGATTATGAGCGTTGTTGATAGTATAGACAACTTTGCAAACAGAATTTGGGGTCTTTTAAGCGATGATGACGTTGACACAGAACAAAAGAAATCATACAAATATATCTTAAGTTTATGGAAAAGACGTGTTCCTATCAACATTAAATGCCCTTATGGAAAGTTATTAAACTATGTTATTACAAATGTTGAATTTACTCAGCCAGACAGAACTGTTGATAAATCACAAATAAAGATTTCCTTCAAAGAGTTTAGAACTGTTATTGAAAAAAGAACTCGTGTTGACTTAAAAAAACTACAAGGAAGAAAATCTGCACAACAAGCAAAGAAACAAAGCAAAGGGACAACAACCGGAGTAACATTAGAGCCAGAACAATGTAAGCCGCGCTCTTTTTATGTTGGCGGTCGTTCTTTGGCGGCGTCAGAAACGGAGGTATAAATGCAAGCAATTACTACTATTGACTCAAGCGCATACCAAGAGGTTTCTTTTATTTTGGAAAGTGGAATTAAAACAACGCTTACACTCAGATTTTTGCCAACACAAAGAAGATGGCTTCTTGATGTTTCTGATGAAAACGGTTTTGAAGTACACGGATTATACGTTTGTTGTAGTCCAAATCTTTTGGATAAATGGCATAATGTTATTGATTATGGAATAAATGTAGCCACAGATGATATGGTTGACCCATATAGACAAGAGGACTTTGAATCTGGGTACGCATATATTGCTATGCTTGATAGCCAAGAAAAAGAGCAAACAACGGAGTTCCTTGATGGCGTACAATCGTAAATATATTTTAACAATAACGCCAATCACAAGAGATGGCAAAAAAAGAGGAAGGTCAATAGTAATAAGGGACTTGTTGACAATTCACTTTGATGTTAAGCGCATGCCAATGATGGGCGATTCTTCGGCGACCATTGATATTTATAATTTACAGCCATCAACGAGAGAAAAGCTATTTTTAGACTATTTTGATTTCCAAAACATACAACAGGTTACTCTTGAGGCGGGTTATCAAAACGGACGATTTGATTTGATTTACAAGGGTCGTGTAGTAACTTGCAGAACAAGACACGAGCACACAGAAAACATAACAAGAATTGAGGCGCAATCAGGATTATTGGTTTTAGACTCATACATTGCCACATCAATGAATGACGGAAAATTTACAACAGAAGTTGCACGAGAGGCCGCCAACCAAATAACTGGATTAGATTCCCAATTTTTTACCACAGAAGCTATTACAATACCAAGACCTGTTGCTCTTATGGGTAACGAAATGGCAGTTCTTCAAACATATACAAAAGGTAAAGCCTTTGTTGATAACGAAAAAGTTATTGTGCTCGGCGAAAACCAATGTGTTGATGGCGATATACGAGTAATTGACGATGAGACGGGTCTTTTAGGCGCACCAGAAAGAGAACAAGTTACGCTAACTGTTTCTTGTATTTTTGAGCCAAGAATAAAGGTCGGGCAAGGTATTGAAATTAAATCAAGAATAGCACCAGAATTTGATGGACAATACAAGGTTTGGGGCGTTTCTCACAGCGGCGTTCTTGGCGTTGCTGCGTCTGGCCAATGTACAACAAAAATACAACTTTGGACCGGTCTAAATATCTTTGGAAGATTTAGGGCGACAAACTTCGCCGATGCTCAAGAGCAATTTAAGGGTCTTGTGAAATGGGGTGGACAAGAATGACAAATTTATATGATATAAATGCAGAAAAGTCATTACAGCAGGTTTTATCAAAATTGACGAACTCAATTAAAACATCAATTCATTGTGTAAAAATTGGTGAAATTATATCTTTTGATAAAACAGACCAAACTGCCTCTGTTCGTGTATTGCACATTATGGACAGTAATTATAACACACGACTTGAAGAAACGGTTGAATATCCTGTTTTGGGTAAGGTACCCGTTGTTATTATGGGCGGTGGCGGAACATATATTAGCCATCCAATATCAGCTGGAGACCAATGTTTGTTGCTTTTCTGCGACTATATGATAGACAGTTGGTGGGTATCTGGTACGGCACAACCATCAATAGTTCCAAGGAAGCACGACATTTCAGACCCAATAGCCATTGTCGGGTTAAATGCAACACCAAAGGCAATACAGGACTATTCAGATTACCTCAAGTTGCAATATAGCCCAGAATCTAATATAATCATTGGTGATAGCATTGATGTCAATAACGAGACAATAAACCTAAATGGTAACACAACAAATTCTGGCACAATGGAAGTCGTTGGTGATACCACTATGGACGCAAACCTCAATGTTGCTCAAGTTGCCACAGCGCAATCTTTACACGCAACATCTGCCGCCTCTGGTACATTTGTTTCAGCTGACAACAAGACAGTAACGGTTGTGGATGGAATTGTGGTGAGTATTGCATGACGAAGACAAGGGCAACAGATAAAAATTGGGACTGGAAGTTTGGGAAGGGTATGCAAGATTATGCAGACAACTCCCTTGGTGTTGCTTTTACTGTAAAGATGAAGATATTGTCCTGGTATAAGGATTGTTTTTTTGAAATGGATGCCGGCATTGATTGGAAAAACATATTGGGTGCAAAAGCAACAAAGGAAGAGGCCGACACAGCAATCAAAGAAATAATCCAAACTGAACCAGAAATTTTGGAATTAACTTATTTTGACAGTCAAGTTGTTGATAGGGTATATACAGCAACGATTCGTTTTAGAACAATTTATGGCGAAACAATAGAGGTGAAGATATGACGGATGTTTTAGATGACAATGGATTACAGGTTTCAACAGTTACAGAATTGCTTGAACAGCTGATTACAGATTTTCAAACGATTTATGGGACAGACATTAATCTTGACCAATCAAGCCCAGACGGTCAAATTATGAATATCTTTGCGCAGGGTGGTGTTGATATTCGTGAATTACTCACTCAAATTTACAACTCTTTTGACCCAGACAACTGTTCTGGTCGTGTCTTGGATGCTCGTTGTGCCATAAACAATGTTTTTAGAAAGGGAGCGACATTTACAATAGTTCCCATTGACATTACGGTAGATAGAACAGTAACATTGCAAGGACTTGATGAGAATTTTAATGATGTCAACGCAACCGCATATACAATCCAAGATAATGTTGGGAACCAGTTTTTATTGGTATCAACACAACAATTAAATGCAGGAACGCACAGGGTTTTGTTTAGGGCAAAAGATTTGGGGGCCGTTCAAACAAGTATAGACACAATTACAACCCCTGTAACAATCGTTTTGGGCGTGACTGCCGTCAACAACCCAGTTGTTCCAACACAGGTTGGAGAGGATGAAGAGAACGACTATGACTTAAAGATTCGGCGCAGACAATCTGTAGCCATTGGTTCAAGTGGTTATTTGAACGGGTTGCTTGCTACTGTTTTGCAATTAGATGGTGTTACTGATGCAGCTCTTTATGAAAATTACACTGACACAACTGACGCAAATGGAACACCACCACATTGTATGTGGCTTGTTGTAGAGGGTGGGAGTGCAGAAGAAATTGCAGACGCCATTTATAGAAAGAAATCCTATGGTTGCAATATGCGTGGTAACATTGAATACACAATTACAACAGTATCATACCAACAATTTATTGCAAAGTGGGACGAGCCAACGGTTCAAGACCTTTATATTAAATTTACGATTCAGCCGACAAGTGCAACCGTTCAGTTTGATACAGACGCAATTAAACAGTATGTATTAAATGGCGAATCGTTCAAAATTGGACAAGGGGCAGAAACGGCAACAATAACAGCGTTGGCACAAGAGGCGATTGATGCAAATGGTGGAAATGGCTATGCGACAAACGTTTTAATTAGCACAGACAACACAAACTGGGTTGAATATGTTGCCCCGGTTGTTGCTACAAAATTGTCATTGGCAGATGTTGAAATTACAGTTGGGAGTTAATAATGGCAGAAACGTTTGATTATGCTTCTTATCTTTCAAACTTGTTGATAATTCAGTATCACAACAAGCCAAAGGCGACAGAAACAATAAAAGCCCTTGGCAAATTGTTCCCATTGGACTTGATTCTAAAAGTAAGAGACGCTTTTGATATTGAAACAGCGACAGGAAAGGCACTTGATATACTTGGAAAATATCTTGGCGTTTCTCGTTGGTATTATGATGAAAACGGGGAACAAATACGTCTAAATGATACAGAGTTTAGAATCTTAATTAAATTTAAGGCGATTTCAAACACAAGTAACGCTTCCCACCAAGCTATTGACCAAGCGTTTTATGACTTTTTTGGGACTCGAGTCCGTGCAACATCTGACGGAAATATGAAGATGACAATTTTCGTTCCGAGTGACGCCGAGAGAGTGATTGAAGCGGCCGTACAACAAAAGGCTTTGCCAACGCCATTGGGCGTTGAAGCCAATAAAATTGTTGTCCAAGATAAGCGTTTCTTTGGGTTTGTAAATTATCAAAATCAATACGCAATTTACAAAACAGGATTTAAGGATTATAATAATCCTGACAAAGAAGGCGAAACATTGAATTACGAAAAGGTTGAAGAAATTGAAAGACAATAAGGAGTAGAATATGCCAAGAATTACAAGAGCACAACAAAAGATTTTTGCAGGTCAAGCAACCAATAATGGTGTGTTTGGTTCTCTGCAATCAAATGACCCGGTTACATCTTCTGACCCAGCAACAATACAATCAAGAACTGCCTTCTTAAACGGATGGAATGATGCAACATATTCTGCAGAGCAATTACCCCCATTGGAAGAGTTCCAAGCAATTCAATACATTGTGACAAGACAGTTGGCATATATGTTGCAAGAGGGAATTCCAGAATGGGACGTAAATACTACTTATTACAAGGGAAGCATTGTCAAAGTAGTAAGTGGTTCTGAATATACTCTGTTTGAGTCCTTGATTGATAACAACACTGGAAACTTAACGTCTGACACCACAAGATGGAAAGTGTGTGGCGTTTCAGAAGACTTTAATACGGGCATGCACTACTGGAGAGCAGACGTTACATATGGTTTGGGTGATTGGGTTCGTGGTGTTGATGCTGGTGGAAACCCAGATATTTTCCAAAGTTTGCAAGCAAACAACAAAGGAAACGCCGTTACAAATGGACAATACTGGAATCCAATGGGTGTTGGACGGGGCGGTTTCCCGTTAATGACAGCACTTCCTTATGACCATGAATTAAATGAAACAAACTGGCTTCGTGCAGATACTTGGTCTTGGCACGATGGCACAATCTATCAATCTGCCTATCAAGCATTATCAGACGCACAAAGTACGGGAGCTCAATCAAGCGATTTGTGGGCAGCTTTCAATGTTGTTGGAAGCCCAACAATTACAAACGGAGTAGTTAGTGGGTTTAGCGCATCAAACAAAATAGAAACATCTCAAGTATTCCCTATAGGCGATAAAAACTGGTCTATTACTGTTGGATTAAACTGGGATGGAACAACATCTGAAAGAAACACAGTTGTGGCGCAGACCACAAACCAAGAGTATGTTTCACCAGTAATATATATTGATACTGATGGTAAAATTGCTTTGTATCTTTCTTCCAACGGAACATCTTGGGATATTGCTCAGTCAATAAAATCAACAGATGTTTTTCCGTCAAATCAAGACGTTCTGTTAAAACTAGAATTTAATGGGACACAATATATCTTATCTTGGTCTACGGACGGAAGTACATATTTAACAGAAATAACAATTTCTAGTACAGCAAAAACAAATATTACATCCGGCATTTGTTTTGGCGGTAATGCTCTATCTTCTCTTACTACAAGATATTTAAGGGGTTACATTGATATGACAAAAACAAACTTTGTCATAGATAGTGTTAAAGTATGGACTGGTGCTGTCAATGTTCCATATACTCGTGCTACAAACGGTTGGAAGATTGTATCTCCTGCCAACGCTGGTTATGTCCAAGATATGTATGAATCAACTGGTGTTGCTTGGTACTATATTCTAGACACAGCAAATGCACAATTCAAACTGCCAAGAACAAGGTATGGATTTACTGGTTTAAGAGATACTGTTGGTAAGTATGTGCCAGAAAGTTTGCCGAATATTAAAGGGAATATAAATGGGCAAGTTACACCAGCCGTATCAAGTGGGATTACAAAAGCTGGCGTATTTTCTTCATCTGTTATTGACTCTGACAAGAAAGCAGCACAAGGAAATAATTATAGGAGCGTTTCTACGTTAATCTTTGACGCATCTGATTCATCAACTGCGTATCAAGACAACGCACCAGTTCAACAGCGTGCCACACAGATGTATCTCTATTTCTATGTAGGAAACACAATTCGCAACCAAACAGAAATTGATGTTGGTGAGATTACAGAAGCATTAAACAAGAAATGGGATAGCTCAAATATGCAAGTTGTTGATGCATTGCCAGAGAACCCACAAACTGGAGTGTTTTACTTTGTAAAGTAGGTGTAAAATGACGATATACGTTGGCAGCGACAAAATAAATCAAATATACATCGGAGGTAATACAACAATCCGACAGGTTTGGTATGGTCGCTATCTTGTTTGGGAAATTGAAGCCACAATGCAGAGCAATGTTCCAGTAACAAAGACAATATATCTTACACCGGGCGTTTATGAAGTATATGCCGTTGGTGGTGGTGGTGGCTCAGCAGGAACGGGTGGTGGTGGTTCTGGTGCAAGCCACGGAAATACTGCAACAGCAATAGGAGGTTCGTAATGGGTAATAGTGCGAGTGCGGCAAGCGGCGGAAGTGGTGCGGGTTACCACGCAGACATTATAATCACAGAGGGCGGTTATTATGATGTAACCGTTGGTGGTGGAGGTACTGGTTATGGTGGTGGTAAAGGTGCTACAAACAGGGGAACAAACGGTGCAGCCACGACCTTTAAGAAACAGGGTGGTAGCAATTTGATTTCTGCTGGTGGCGGAACAGGTGGGTATGCACAACCATCTGGAGGACATTCTGTTGGAGCTGCTGGCGTTTTAAGCAAAAGTGGAATAAATGAACAAACAGTATATGTTAGCAGAAATGGGAACAATGGAAATGGAAGAGGAAATGCTGGCTCCGTTGGAGGAGCAGATGGACCTATAAGTGGCCATTCTTGGGGTGCAACTGGAGGTGCTAGTGGTAATTATAGCGGTGGTTCTGTAAGTGCAAGTTATCACGGATACTTTTATATTAAATACGTTGGACAAGCACCTGATATTTTTACATTTACGATAAACCCAACACCATCAGATGCAACAGTTATATTAACGGTCGGTGGAAACACATATACACAAAACTCAGTTCTTGTTTCGTCTGGAACGACAGTAGGTTATAGCGTTAGTAAGATTGGTTATTTAACACAGACAGGAAGTGAAGAGGTTACCGAAGACACCTCAAAAACAATTACATTGGTTGTAAATCCTATTTTGTATTATTGTTACAGATATAATGCCTGGGGAAGTTGGTTTTACATTTATACGTCAACAGAATATACGCCGGCACCTCCAGTTGGTGTTTCAGCGAAGATGAAAGGAGAAGCAGATTCGACACAGGCAACATCCTCCTCACAGCTGCAATATACATTTACAACGCAAAGTGGAATAGAAAGCTATTCAAGATACGCTGCTGGTGATTTATATACATAGGGAGAAACGATGGACAAGATATTTGACATACATAAGATATGGGCTTACGCAATAGCAAGTGTCATTGGCTTTTTAGAGCCATTGTGTGTGTTAATGCTTTGGTTCTTCATATTTATTGTTTGTGATACTGTTACGGGGGTTTGTGCAGCCATAAAAGAAAGACAAATTATCACATCACACAAATTACAACGAATGATTAAAAAGTTGGTGATGTATTCAATGGCTGTGATTCTTGTTCACGCTATTGATGTCTATATGATTACTTGGATTGAGTTAGGGCTTGCCAGAATATGTGCAACGATTATTTGTGGTATTGAGTTGTATTCCATTTTTGAAAACTGTTATCGGATTACTGGTAACAAAGTATTTAAGGTTTTGACTCGATGGACATTAAATAAAATTGAAAATGAAACTGGTGTTGATGTAAAAGGAGAATAAAATGTTTCAAGGTATAATTAAAATAATCTACACGGTATTTATGTCGTTTTGGCGTGATTCTTTTGGAAAGAATGGTTGGAACTTGCCAATCTATAAGAATCGTATTGTTCAGCACATTCTAGCGTTCTGTATGACGTTTTTATTGTGTGTATTTGGAAAGACATTGGATTGGTACTGGGCATTATGGATTGCCGCTTGGATTCAAATAGAATGGGCAATAGGACACGGGTACGCATACGATGTATCAACTGGTGGTCAGCCAGACGAAAAAATGTTGAAAAGATATAAAAAAGCACTTGGTTATAGGTTGTTATGTAAAGTTTTTCCAAAAGAAGAACAACACGGAATGTGCTTTGACTTTATTCTATTGTCTATTAGATATACGTGGCCATTGCTTCCAATTTGTTGGTTTTTTAATCCTTCGTTTTTGTTTCTTGGGTTGATTGTTGCCTCTCTCTATCTGATTTATAGATTTTGTCCTGCTATTCAAAAGGTTAGATTTCTTGACGTAGAAATATGGGTCGGTTTTACTTTGGGATTATTTGTGGCTTTCTTATAAGGTGATACTATGTGGGAAATCATAAAGTCATTTTTTGTAAAGCATAAAGACGTTGGAGGTATAAATGAAATGGAAGATACTGAAAAGGAATTGAAGGAACGCATCATCAAGCACGAGGGTTTACGATTAAAGCCATATCGTTGTCCAGCAGGGAAACTCACAATAGGAGTCGGAAGAAACATTGAAGACAAAGGTATTTCCAAAGAGGAAGCAGACTTTATGTTGATGAACGATATTGCTCAGTGCTACAAAGAATTGCAACAAAACTATCCCTGGGAAAAGGATTTAAGCCCAAGAAGACGCGGTGTTTTGGTTGAAATGATATTTAATATGGGAATTGCTCGGTTTAGCAAGTTTCAGAATATGCTGTTGGCTTGCCAACGTGGTGATTTTGAAACGGCCGCAAAAGAGGCGTTAGATTCGGCTTGGCACAAACAGGTTGGCAAACGAGCCGAAGTGTTGGCACAAGTATTAAAGGAGGGATAATGAGATATTTACCATTGATTTGTATTTTATTATTGAGTGCCTGTAAAAGTACGATTCCATCAGAAAGCATCGCAAGTGGTGTTATAAGCGACTTAAATGCCCACCAACAAGCGATAAAGGTGTTGGACAAGCAAACCACAAAGGAGTGCAAAACAGAAGCGTTTGTGGCTACATTAAACGCCCTTAAACAACAAACAGATAGCATTGCAGGACAGGTAAAGTCAATTTCGCAAGCGTGTCAGACCGAAAAAAGAGTGCTAGAGCGTGATATTACGATTCGGGAAATTATCATTGGTATCTTGGCAACTTTGCTGGGAATCGTTGTGTTTTTGTTGATTAGATTTAAGAAATAACCCCCGTTTGAAAGGTATAAGTGTTTTTGGTATAATAGATGTAGAAAATGCTGGGAGTATCCCGAATATGGCGAATAAGGGATTGCCGCTGTGCTTATACCGCTCCCTGCCTTAGTAGGAGTAAAATATGGCAGACACAAACTTAATCAAAGGGGATGATTCCCAAGCATTCGGACAAAATCTTTTAAGAATTACACTTTCCGACCCAGACGGTTTATTAGAAAATCATTCAATTTCAAAGTGCGAAATTCGTTTTAATGGGTGTGTTACCAAGACATTTCTAAACCCAGAATTTCCTTTAATCATCAATTTAACGAGTGAGGAGAGCAATAAACTTTCTGTTGGCAATAATACAGCAGTTATGGCTGTATGGGATGAAGATGGTCGCAAATTAACACCAAAAGGTGGACAAATTATTAACATTGGGGCTAAGAAAGTATAATGGCTGAATTACAAGCAGATTTTGAACTATTGCCAAGAAAGACGTTGGATGCTGAGTTCTCGTTAGAACCAAGAGCTAATCTGGATGCCACATTTGAAATCAATATCGCAACAAAAGGCGATAAAGGAGACAAGGGCGACCCTGGTGAGCAAGGTCCAGTTGGTCCAATGGGGCCAGAGGGTCCTCAAGGTCCTCAGGGCGAGCAGGGAATACAGGGCGAACAAGGACAACAAGGAGAACAAGGAATACAAGGACCCCAAGGTATTCAAGGAGAGCAAGGACCAAAAGGGGAACAGGGTATCCAAGGTCCAAAAGGAGAAAAAGGAGATACAGGAGAACGGGGTCCAAAAGGTGATACTGGTGCTACTGGACCACAGGGAGAACGTGGTCCGCAAGGGGAACGGGGGATTCAAGGTGAGCAAGGTCCAGCGGGTCAAAACGCCACAATCAATGGTGTAAATACATTGACATTAAATGCGATAGATGGATTGAATCTTACTCAAAGTGGGAATGTTGCGACAATTAGTGGTAAGACAATTCAAGATTCTGTAGCATCAGAGGCAACAAACAGACAGAACGCAGATAACAACCTGCAAAGTCAAATTGATGCCATTACTGCATCATCTGACGTGACAGACATTGTTGGGACATACGCAGAGTTACAAGCATACGATACATCGGGTTTGGCTCCGAATAGCATTATAAAGGTCTTGCAGGATGAGAATCGTGATGATGAAACGACATACTATCGGTGGGTTATTACTGGTGGCGTTGGCTCTTGGGTCTTAATTGGGGAAGAAGGACCTTATTACACAAAGAGTGAGGCAGATGGAAAGTTTGTTCCACAAACTAGAACGGTAAATGGAAAAGCGTTATCAAACAACATTTCTTTAACTGCAGGAGATGTTGGGGCGGCGACATCAGCACAAGGGGCGTTGGCAGATACTGCTTTGCAACCAGGGGATAATATATCAACGTTAAACAACGACTTGGGATATATTACAAGTGCAGCATTAAGTGGCTATGCGACAGAGAACTGGGTTGTTGGCCAAGGTTATTTAACAAGTATCACATCATCTATGGTTACCACAGCTTTGGGGTATTCGCCAGCAGATGATTCTGATGTATTACACAAAACCGGGAATGAAACAGCAGATGGTAATAAAACGCTAACTGGTGTGACAAATATTAGAAATGGTAGTGGAACTGGTGGACTTTTAATTGGTGCAGATGTTAATGATAACACTTTGACTCCAGGCAGAAGAAAACTTGCCCGTATAAACGCCCCATCATATACAGACAATTCATTAGGTGTCACATTGATTGGTTGGGATACATCGGGAGATTCTGACAGCCCTGTAACAAACAATTCATATGACTCCGTGTGCTTTGGTGGTATGAAGAAGATTACAAACTGCACAAGTCCTATGAGTATTACTTTCTGTGTGACAAATACTCGTGGAGCAACTTCAGAAGAGAATAAAGTATATGCTTTGGCAATGGATGCAAATGCAGCTATATTTAGTGTGCGACCTAAATACAACGGCAATAATCTTGCGACAGAAAATCAGATACCAACAAACACAAGTGATTTAACAAACGATAGTGGGTATTTAACAAGTCAATCTGGGAATGTCATTCCGTATGGTGTATCTACTACAGCAGCAACAGACGCTGAAAAGGATGTGTCTATTCCAGAAATCACCACATTAAATGTTGGACAGTTGATTTTTATTGACCCAACGGTCACATCAAGTGTCGCAAATAGCACCATTAAGTTGAATAATTTTCCTGCCTATCCTATGAGATATAACAATGCTGCAATTACAACGTCAACAGACAGCATTGTTTGGAATGCGAATTATCCGACATTGTGGAGATTTGATGGCACATATTGGGTGTTTATTACACACGGCGTTGATAGCAATACAACATATACATTAAACTATGGAGTTGATGCAGGCAGATACACGGCTGGTAATGGTGCACACTCAGTATCAAGATATTCTATTGTGGCACAAAAGTCAGATGGAACGTGGGAAAAAATAACCAATACAGCAACCAACTATACAACAGCAACAACAAAGACCGTCAATACAAATGGGTTCTTGTTGAATCAGTTGAGATATTATAACACCACCACAAACTATGCCAATGGAGCGTTAGTTGCGTCAAACGTTTTTAATGTAAAAGCGGCATCTGTTGATATGAGATATTCAACGAACTGTGGCGATACAACAAACTGGAATTTAGGTGATTACATCTATTTAGTTGGGACAATGAATAATGGGTTATTTTATCTGGACACAACTCAATGGTGGACAAATACATTGCCAACAACCAATGATGGAAAGTTATACATTAGAATGGGGCTTGCCCTTGAGGATGAGGGGCATACAATGTCATTCTTTGAAGACAGACCTATTTTCTATCATAACGGTACAAAGATATGTGAGTATTTAGTTGCTGACAATAAGGCAGATGTAAGTCAAATTGCAAATATGCAGACAACTGGAAACTTAGTAACAAGCATTTCGGCAAGTAGCACAGATTCTCAATATCCTAGTGCAAAATGTATGTGGGATTTGATTGGCGATGTTGAGAGCTTAATAAACGCATTGTGAGGTATAAATGAGTATAGCAACAGCAATTCAGGCGGCACAGCAAAAGGTAGCAAATGCTTATGCAGCAGTTTCAAATAAAGGTGGAACATTACCAGCCACACAGAATTTGTCCAACCTGCCGACAGCAATAAATAGCATTCAAGCTGGAGGCAATATAACATCTCTTTCTGTGTATCCATCTGTTAATACACAAACAATCACACCCCCATCTGGTGTAGATGGATATGCCCCAGTTACTGTACACCCTGTCACAAGTTCTATTGACAGTAACATTAAACCTGAAAACATTAAAGAAGATGTTACTATTTTAGGTGTTACAGGAACATTTGCAGGTGGTGGCGGTGGGTCAAAATATGGAGTAGTAATGGACAATATATTTGGAAATGTTAATTCCTCTGGTGCGTTGCAAGACCCAACACCACCAGCAGCTATGACATTTACTGGCGTAAAAACCATATCAATAAACTATGTACTTTCATACAAATTTTATCATAAGAGCTTAAGTGGAACTGCAATATCCTTTCCAGATTTAACAAGTATTTCTGGACAATATGCGTTGGAGTATGCGTTTAATTCAAACTCAGCAAGTGTTGCTGGTCCAGCATCTATATCATTTCCAAAACTTACAAGCGTTACTGGTATGTATTCATTAAGATACGCATTTTCATACGGTAGAATGACATCAGTTTCCTTTCCAGAATTAACTCAGATTACAGGAAATTCTGCGTTTTACTATGCATTTACGAGATGCTCATACATAAACTCACTTTCATTTCCTAAACTTACTTCAGTTGCCCAAAGTGGTCTAGCTTATGCTTTTTATTATAATTTAGCATTAACAGAGGTTGAATTTCCAAAATTAAAAACATTTTTGAATAATTCAGCACTACAAGGTGCATTTGGATATTGTTCAAATCTTGAAACTGTTACATTTACATCATTAGACACAATGACTTATTCTAGTGGTCTTGCAAACTGCTTTACTAATTGTACCAAGTTGAAAGATGTTTATTTTCCAGCATTAAAAACAACATCATTTGGAACAGGACAAAAAAATCAGTTTAACAGTATGCTACAAGGAACAGGTACATCCGTCACACATACTTTACATTTCCCATCAAATATGGAAGCAACAATTTCTACATTAACTGGTTATCCTGCTTTTGGTGGAACAGCATCAGCAGTTCAACTATTATATGATTTACCATCAAACGAATAAGGAGAAACAAATGCATATAACAAAAGTTTATACCTTTATAGAAAATGACATTAAAAAGACATCAGCATCCCTGCCAGAAGGAATTGAACCCATTTCTGTAATGGATATTTTGGAAGCAGATGATGGTATGATTTTAAGGAAAAAAGGTACTCGTGAGGAAACACCAAATGTGTGGATTCACGATGACATTAAGCAAGATGATTATGAAGAAATTAAAATGGAGGTAGAAGATGACAGAACAACCGATGTTGCCTGATTTCCCGGAGGCAATGGCAAGAGCAGAACAACGTGATATCGACAAGGAAGCGGCTCAAATGCACTTAGCTCGCGAGTTTATTCGTTGGGGTAAATATGCCAAATACTCAAAGTTTAGCAAAGACCCAGAATTTCAAAAGCGTTGTTATAAAGCAAGATTGAATATAGCAACGATGATGGGTAGAGCAGGAAGATGATTGGCCGTATTCTTTGTTTTCTTGGATTGCATAAGTGGGAACATTATACTGGATGGCTTGGTAGAAAGTCGGCAGTGTGTTTAAGGTGTTCCAAAATTAAATAAGCTATCTTGCGTATTTTGAGTTTTGTTGTGCTAAAGAAAGCCTTTCTGCGGAAACAATTTCTTTATAATTACGTTTAACTGGCCTTACTCCTTTAAGGGGTGTTATAATATATTGTGTATGGTAGTTTAGTATCTGGCTAACCTTTCCCATTCTGCAATGATTCTGTGACCCGTAGCAAACGATGTCTCCGATTTCAATTTTGTCTTTCATAATACCTCCCTTTCTTTGCATAGCAATAATACCACAATTTTAAGACAAGTGCAACAAAAAGTTATCCACAGGAAAAACAAACAAAAAAACACAATATGTAGTATTTTTTAATGTAAAAAAACACAATATATAGTTTTATACACATTATCAACAACACTACAATGTTGATGGGAATATAAAAAGGTTAATTTCTTTTGTAATACTTTTCTTTATTAGGTAAAAGAAAAAGCCCCGATGGGAAAGCAATGAAAAACCAACGGAGCAGAAAAAGAGTGAGAAAGGTAAAGGGTGTGCTCTTTTTTGCCTGAACACTACTGAACAGGTACCTTTATTATATCAAAAATGCTCGCAAAAGCAAATCAAGGTTGCTTTTGTTCAGAAATAAACTTTATCCGTTCCTCTTGTATTTCTTTTAAGCGAGCGTCAATCTCATATCTGATAAACTCACACCATTCTTCATAATCCTCACCCGGAATTCTGGTGTATTCTTTCAACACCTCTTGTCTGACTTTATCAACAATGGATATGCACCTTTTTTTAACCATTTTACCCCTCCTAATGGTATGATACTACCACCAATTGACTTTTGTCAAGAAAAAAATTAAACTAATTGTGTGGTTTAAGAGAAAGGAAAACTATGCAGATTTCATTTAATATAAATTGTATTCCGCCAAAACATACAGCGCAGGGGTCTTCAACGATATTGAAGAACTTTAAGACCGGTAAGTTTTTTATTGGCAAGAAAAGCAATTCAAACGCAACAAAAGCAAAGAACGAACTGATAGCTCTGATTGCACCATACGCCCCAGAAAAGCCCCTTGAAGGCCCATTACGGCTAACTGTCGGGTGGTCTTATCCTTGGAGAGCTTCAGAGCCAAAGAAAAACAGAGTAAATGGCGTTAAGTATTGTGACACAAAGCCAGACTGCGACAATCTTACAAAGCAACTTGCTGATATTCTTACACGGTTGGCTTTTTGGTATGACGATGCTCAAGTTGCTGAACTTAACTTCTGCAAGCGCTGGGCGGATTCGCCGGGAATTTATATTTGTATTGAAACTTTGTGATTGACATTTATTTTTAGCTGTGGTATAATTTTGTTTGAAAGGTAGAAAATGTCAAAGTTAATTTCCATAAAAGAAGGAACAAAAACAAGATACGTCACCAAAGAGGTGTATGAGCGTTTAATGGCAAAGGAAAAAGATAGGATTGTTTCTGCTGGCGACATTACTTGCTCAGATACAAACTCAATGGCACTTGGCTTTACAGAAGAGCAATTTAACAGAATTTTTAGAAAGGATAAAAAGGATGAATAAGGTAGAAGTAACTGGTCGTGTTTATAACCCGCAAACAAGAACGTCTTTAGCGGGGAAATCTATAACACGTTTTGGTTTAAGCATTTATGTCGGAAAAGACAAAGAGGGCAAATCAAAGTATGGATTTATTGATTGTAAATACTTTGGAAACCTAGTAACAGATGACAAGCTAAAAGATGTTACGGGCCGTTTGTCTGTCGATTCGTGGGAAAAGGATGGTAAGAAGTTTTCCAAACCAGAAATCATTGTTGACACAATTACAACGTCAACAATGTTTGCAGATAAAAACGAATCGGAAGAAAAGCAGGAAGCGCCAAAGGATGATGGTGGATGGGAC